CTTCTCTACCATAAAAGAAGTACTCTCGAAGTGCAGTAGATATAACAGATATACCTTGTGCTTCTTCAGTAACAGATTTAGATCTGTTCCAAACCATTAACATTTTTTCAATTGATTCATGATCTAGGGGTGCAACCATACACCCTAGACTCTCCTCAAATCTCCATGTTCTCTTCAAAAAAGAAGCATCCTTTATATTTATAAAAGGAACACTCTCAGCTTCTTTATCGGCCATTGTATAACCTATACCCAAACTAGCAAAACATTCAGCTATAGCAGTATGATTAAACCAATTAGCTTGGGGTTTTACTGACATGATATTATCGTCACCATATGTCATGAGACTTACATTTTCTTTAAAATCATTTAAAGTTTTATCTGGATTCAATAAAAAGTACACGTATCTCATACGTAAACTATTAACAATACCATTCAATATAACTGTTAAAGGATTACCAGAAGGATTGGATCCATAAATTGTATTAAATCCCCGTTGTAATCCACTAAAGCAAATGCTGTATCTTCTGCTATACAACGAATGATCTGTATGTCTTCATCAGTATAATTACCTGATAATTTACAAAAGAATATAATTATATCGAAAGCCAATAATATCTCTTTAGGTGTCATCTTCTTGTCAAACATTTGATAATCACCAGCTACAATGTTCTCTTCACCATTTTTTGTGATATAATCATACATCTCTTGCCATTCCACCGATTGAGCTATTGTACCTGGTGCAGCTTCAAAAGCAAGACGTTCATTTTGAAGTAAACGCGTAAATGATAACAAATACTTTCTAACTACTATAGTCCAATCGAATGGTGCGCCAGTAAATACACGGGTTTTACCAATACTGGCTTTTTTGAATGAAACAGGTTCATCTTTCAAATGTGCACAAAAATTTGGGTGTGCTTGTTCATTTGCTTTGTATTTATTAATGATTTCATCTACTCTATCCATAATTTCATCATTAACTTCTACAGGATCTAACATTCCATGGGCTGGAGGTATCGTTTCCATAAAGAATTTTTTACTCATTTTCCATGGATTACCAGCACTTGTATTTCGATTGATTTTATCAATGTAAGCTACTTGTGCTCCATTTATAGCAGTGAAATCATCAAGAACGTGCATCATTGTTGAAATTTTAGTTTCATCTATATTTTTAAGCACATCATTAATATAACCCTGTGCGCATAGATCCAATATACCTGTATCTAAAGTATTTATTGGTTTCACAAGATCTTTGGCAGCGATATGCCAAGGAGCCCATGATTTCATCTCAGGCTTGGTGAATTTGGTTTCGTATCCTTTCTCTTTGAGAAAATTATTCATAGGCGTGTTAACAACACTAGAACCACTTTTTCCTCTGAAATCAGTAAAAGAACCATACACATTAACACTACCTTCAGGTAAAAATCTGAAAACGGATTTTTTATGTAATTCGGTCACTGGTCTCTGCTTACTTTTGCTAGAAACCATCGAAAAATCTCCAGCAGAAACATTGTAACTCGATAAACTATTGTAAACATTCTCAACGAAATTACCATCTAAATGAGTTGCATAAATCTAACCCTTAACCATTTCGTTGGCAAGAAAGTGCAAACCCACTATACAATAGCCATATGCACTATTAATTAGTAAAGGCATACCACAATCTCCACTCTGTGTAGATTCATCACTTCTACCTAACCAAATTGCATGTTTAGCTTCAATATCCATGTCTTTATAAGTAAATTTTCGTTCAGGTAATAATTGAATTTTCTTAACTGGATTTAAACTTATGTTACCATTCTCAGCACGATTTATGTACATTCCATTGAAAATACCATTGGCTTTTCCTTTTTGTATGTACTGTACAATTTTCTTTTTTGGTGGTAATGATCTGAGAGTTAAGAAACATAAATCATGATATGGTACTCTATGTACATCACATTCACTTATGCAAAAATCACTATTTGAATTAACCCCCTTTGAGTGAGTGAAAACCACACTAATGTGCCCTCCTTCACTCAAATTGGGGACATTGTGGTTATTTGTAAGATAAATGTGACCTCCCAAAGCAATCATTCTACCCCTATTTTTCCGGGTAGTTTTTGTGCTTTCAATTGTGATATGACATACATTTTCAGAAATTTTAGAACAGAATTGTGTGAAATCAACACTTTTAGAAGATGAACTCTCGCGTGAAAAATTTGCTATTGATACATCTAAAGTATTGTTGTACCACACGTTTTCACGACCGTTAATTTCTGCTATAGGTTTCTTACCTATATCTGCAGACACATCTCCCTGCGGAGTTAATTTATTGTACATTTTGTAAAATGTCATGAATGAAGTGATTGC